GCGCTTGCGGGTGTCGCCCGTGGTGCCGGCCCCGATGAACCGATCCTGACTCCACGACAGGCCATCGGTGCTGTACGAGGTCGAGATGGTCGGGTTCGATCCGACCGTCACGCGCCCCGGCAGCGCGACGAGTTCAAGTTCGTGGAAGATCGCGCCCTTGCTCTCGTTGTAGACGATGGGCGTCGAGAACTCCCAGCGGGTCTTCTGGCCCCACTGGCTGCTGATCTTGCGGTCGAGGTAGCCGATCACGCCGTACTCGATGTCCTCGACGCCGAGCGTGTCGTCACCGGCCTCCAGCGCCAGGCCGTCTCCGCCCTCGGTCAGCAGTGTGCCGGTCAGCGTGTCGGACAGTTGCGTGTCGCCCACGATCCAGCGGTCGTAGGCCCATACGAGGTTCTGCGCGCGGTAGCGGTGGAAGTCGCATGTGCCGCTCGTGAGCGTGAACCAGACGCGCATCTGCAGCGCCTGGCTGGCTGCGTGGTCGTACACCAGCGTGCGGTCGGGCAGATGGACGTACAGCAGCTTGTGCGCCCGGTCGATGCGGGCCTCCAGCTTGACCGTCGCCAGTTGCGCCTCGGTGTAGGTCTGCAGCAGCAGATCAACGTCCTGCGTGGCCAGCGAGGCGCTGGTGGAGTTGCCGCCAAGGTAGACGCTGGGCGGTTCGTTCCGGCCGCTGCCGAGGAACGCGATCCCCTCGTCGCCGAAGACGCACGCCGCGTGTGTGCCCACCACGCCCCGCATGATTTGCGCGCCGTCGATCCGCTGGAATGGGAACAAGCTGCCACCTACGTTGTCGAACACCTCAATGGTGTTGCGATTCAGCGCGTAGATTTCGTTGCGCGACTTGAACAGACCCACCACGGGGTCGGGGGAGATTTCCGACGATCCGTACTTCAGCGGGTTGACCTGCGTCGGGTCGCTCAGTTCGGTGACAACGAGGAACTCGCCGTCCGTGGTCATGAAATACCCGTCAACCCACACGACATCGAGTACCACGCCGAGATCCGGGTCCGTGACCTGCACGAGTCCGAGCGTAGGCGACCAGTAGTACAGCCTCCCGCCGCTGGCGATAGCCAGCCGGTCGAAGGAGAAGTCCATCGTGACGTAGGTGTCCACCGGCCCGCCAACGTCGCCGAGCACCGTGATAGCGCCGGCAGACGAGACGGACACGAGGCTCGTGCCCATGACCCGGTAGCAGACGTTGTTCCAGTTGATCCCGCCTCTGTCCTGCGAGCCCGCGAGCGTGCCGAACTCCACGACCCCATCGTGCGGGCGCAGGTACTCCTGTGATACCCCTGAGCCCTTGGGAACGGGCATCAGGTTCACCGGGAACGCCGTCCGGATGTCCGGGCCTGCGTCCGAGTAGATGCCTGCGACGATGGGTATTGCGGCCATGTCAGATTGTGATCGAGCCGGTTCCGGCAGTGAACGTGTAGACCCGGAATCCGGGTCGGCTGACGGTCGAGACGGTGTAGGTCAGGCTGCCTGGAATCGTGGTGATGGCCGGGAAGGATGACGGGTAGGCGAGTATGACTACGCCAGAGCCGCCGTCTCCGCCTGCTGTATCAGCCGAACCTGAGTACCCGCCACCGCCGCCGCCGCCGCCTGTGTTTGCAGCTCCGGTAGTTCCTGCTACAGCTTTGCCGCCCGCACCGCCGCCGCCCGCACCACCTGATCCAGCGACTCCAGTCCCGTCATATAAAGCACCACCACCACCTCCAGCATAAGTGACGCTGCTGCCGGTAATTGACGACGCCGTACCTGCGCCACCATTACCGCCGTTTCCATTTGGCGATGCGCTTGCATTTGCGCCTATTGCGCCTGCGCCGCCTCCCCCACCCGCTTGGCCGTTGCCTGCTGCGCCGTTGCCGCCGTTGTTTCCTTGCGATGGGGAGGTAACTGGCGTGTTCCCCGAGCCGCCATTTCCAGGGGTGCCACCTGACCTTCCATGACCGCCACCACCGGAACCCCCAGAGCCTGCGGTCGATCCCGCAACGAGGTAGCCATTACCAAATCCTCCACCGGCTGAAGTGATGGTGCCAAATACGGAATCTAAGCCACTTGAACCATTGGTTTGAGTATTTCCTGCTGCGCCTCCTGCGCCAACGGTAACGGTGTACCCAACACCAACCGAAACAGAAAGTGACCCTGTGCGCAACCCACCTGCGCCGCCGCCGCCATTTGCGCCGCCGCCTCCACCAGCAACGACGAGGTACTCAACCGACGAAAGCGCCGCTCGCAGCGACCCAATCAGCCCCTGAACAGCACCGCTCATGTCAGCCCGTTCCCGCTGATGATCCAGCTCGTGCTGGTGACCTTCACCGCCGTGGCCATGCCGTAAGCAGCGAGCGTTCTGCTGCCCGTGGTGCCTGCTCCAGCGAGATACATCGTGTCCGTCGTGATCGCAATCGTCACGGTGTTGATCATGTTGATGAACGTGATCGTTGTGCCAACCGGGAACGGCACAGTGCCGTTGGCCGGGATGGTGAACGTTCTGGCGTTGTTGTCCGTGATCGGGTGGACGATGGACTTGCCGGCATCGGTGGCCAGCAGGCCGTAGGCCGCAGACTGCGAGTTCACCGGCACACCGCGCCAGCCCACGCTGTCCGCGTTCGCCGGGTTGCCGTCCACCTGATCGCCCAGGTACGACTTGCCCGCAGCCGTGTACTGCGCCCACGGGTTCGTGATGGTGACGTTCGCGCCCGCGCCTGGTGCGCCCGCGACGTACAGCGTCGAGGCGTTGGTGTAGGTGACGGTCGCGTTGGTGGCGGCAATGGCCTTCTGGCCGAAGCTGCTCACCGCGCCGTGCGATACCGTGCCGCTGGCTGCGGTGGTGTTGTCAACGTATGTGTTGCCGCCTCGGATCAGCAGATCGGCAGGGGCCGTGACGGACAGCGCGGGGCCGTTCAGCCCAACGGCGTTGCCCATCTCAAGCCGACCGTTGGACTCGACGCGGCCGACCTCGGTGGTAGCCGTCCCGCCTGTCGGCGTGATCGTGAACGACATGAACGTGCCGTTCGCGCCTGCGGTCCAGTTCTCTGCCGCGTTGAGGCTGATGGACGCCCGAGAGGCCGTCGTGTACGCGGTGCCGTTGTAGCCGCTGCCGGTGACGACGCCGATGGTGTCATTGAGCTGCAGCGTGGTCGGTGCTGCCGCAGTGCCGTTGGCACGACGGAAATCGACCGCTGTAGCCGCGCCATACGCAGCGATCATGCTGCGAGCGCCAACACCGTTTGACCCATGCACCGCCAGCACGGTCGTACCTGCAAGCGTTGAGCCCGTCACCGCGCCCGCATTCGCACTCGCCACCGTGCTGCCGGTAAGCGTGGCCCCCGAGGCAGTCGGCGTGGTCAGCGTGGGGCTCGTGGCAAACACCGCAGCGCCCGTGCCCGTCTCGTCGGTCAGCACAGCGCGGAGGTTGTCGCTCGACGGCGTGGCGAGGAACGTGCTCATGCCCGAGCCGAACAGCGTCGGGCTCGTCAGGAGCGCCGTCATCGACAGCTTCTTCGTCACCCCGCTCTGCACCAGCGGAACGACATCGACGCCGGTCGCTGCGGTAGCGGCCGGGAGCGCGGAGATTTTGACGTTGGCCATGACTACTTCTTTCCTTTGTTCCGCGCCGAGATCGCCTTGGCCTTCGCCCGTGCGTCTGCTTTGCTCGACGCGCCCCAAGCCTGTAGCGACAGCAGCAGCCGCGTGGGTTCGCCGTCCTTGCGCTCAGGCCCCGGCATGTTGCCCATACGTGCGAGGAAACTTGCTCGGCGTGGGTTGTCGCCTGACTTGACCGGGGGCTTGAGGTTCATGCCCTCCGAGCGTGCGGAGGCGCGGCCCTTAGCGTTCAAGCCGCCGCTGGCCGACTGCCCTTCCTTGCGCTGCCAGGCCGGTGTTTTCGCCATCGCCTACCCGATCCGGTACCACGAGTTCGTCGCGGCGTACCAGCGCAGCCGAGCGAACCCGCCAGCCGCAAGCGTCGTGGGAGAGCCGTACACCGCCGTAGCACCGTTCAGGGCCACGGTCAGCGCGGTGATAGTCTGCGTGCTCGTGAGCAGGATCTCGGTGCCGTCAGCCACGCCCGTGTTCAGCGGCAGCGTGATCGTGCCGGTGGCGAGCGTACCAGCGGGCTGCAGCAGCACCCACAGCGCCTGCGTGGTGGGCGTGGGCAGCGAGATCGAGAAGCCCGTCGTGGGGACGTACAGGCTCGTTGCCATCGTCGGCGCGGCGAACGTCTGCTGGAAGAACTGCAGCAGCGTGTTCAGGCTGGAGCGCCTGGCGTCGCCGTTGGCGGTGTTGTAAACCGCGATCTGGTCGCCGCTCGAGAGTTGCGAGACGACAGGTAGTTGATTGATCAGCGGCATGGTGCGGCCTCAGTAGAGTTCGATGGGGCCATCAGGCCCAGCCAGCACCGGATCGACCGGCCCCGGCATGAACGGCGTGTCGTAGCGCCACGGCTTCTGGCCTGCGCCCAGCGGCAGCGTGCGGGGAAACTGCTGCTCGGCCGGGAACGTGGCCCGAGCCAGCAGGGTGTCGTATCCGAGCTTGGCCGTCGTGCGCGTGTCGATCTGCACCGTCTTGCCGTACTGCGGTGCGATGCGGATGGCCAGATTCGCCACGATGGCCTCGTTGGCGCTGTCGGGCACCTGCGTCTCGGTGTCGAGGTCGCTGTCCTGCGGGCTGCTCGGGATTGGGTAGCCGAGGCGAATGCCCTTGGCGTTCCAAGTCGCCATCATCGCATCCAGCCGGCGCAGCGCGTAGTCGAGCTGCTGCGGCTGGAGGTCGAAGGTGTAGTTCGCCATGCCGAGTTCGGCAAAGGCTTCCTCCACGAACTGGCGCTTGGTGTAGCTCATGCCGACCTCAGATGCCAGCCTCGCCAGGCTCAACGCGAAGGTTCGGGGTGCCGGCCGCAGCGATGTGCGCCACGGTGTCGAGGTCCTGATCCTTCTGAATGATGATCGTCTGACCAGGCCGCACCATCAGATCGGCGGTCGTAGCCGTGCTCGTGCCCCGGCTCACGCGGACATGGATCGCGTTCGTGGTGTCGAGGTTCATCAGCCGCAGGCACTTGCTGCCCTGGCCGATGGTCGTGGTGCCAGATGTGCCCGAGGTGGCGATGGTCTGGCCAGCGCCGGGGCGCGGTAAGAATGGTCCGTAGATCATGATTCGGTCCTCAGATTGGATCGTCAGCAGCAGGCTCGGCCGCCATCGCGGCGTTGATCTTCGCCAGCAGCGTCTCGTCGCTCCAGCGTCGGTCAACCTTCAGGCCCAGCAATTCAGCCTGCTGCATCATCTCGGCGCGGGTCGGCGGGGCGTTGTCTGCGGGCGCAGGCTCGGGTTCCGGGGCAACCTCGACCACCTCGGCCTCGACCACCTCCTCGTCCCACGGCCCAGCCTGGTCGCAGGCCGTCCAGACGTTCAGGTGCCAGCCATCGGCCAGCGCCGCCTCAACCTGCTCCATCGTGTCGCAGGCCAGCGTCGAGAACGTCGTCGCGTTGCCGTACCTGTCCAACGGGCCAGGCCAGGTGCCGCCGCGCTTGTAGAGGATGGTCGGCAGTTCGACGCGGATCATTTCTTGCCCTTCTTGGCGGTCTTGGCCGACTCACGGAACGCAGCGGCGGTCGGTGCGCCCTTTGCGCCAGGCTTGCGCATCTTCTCGCCGCTGCCGGCAGCGATGCGCTCGCGCTTGGCGGCGATGTTCGCGTACAGGCCGGGAGGCGTCTTCACTTCATCCCCCTCTTCGCGGGAGCCTTGCTCGGCTTGCCGGCCTTCATGGCCGCCGTGCGCGCCGTGTTCAGCGCGATGGCGACGGCTTGCTTCTGCGGCTTGCCGGACTTCATCTCCTTCGACACGTTGGCACTGATCGACTTCTGCGAGTAACCCTTTTTCATCGGCATCTCAGTCTCCTGATACGAAAACGCGGGCGGCAGCCTCAGACCACCGCCCGCGTGTCACTGGGTTACCCGATCAACGCTGCTGGTGAGCGCCGATCCAGTC